CTAAAAATTGATAATGAATATATGGGAATAATTAATGTTGGATTGGGGACCACTAATGTTGGACCAATTACAAATAGTGGAAATATTAATTTAGTTGAAGTGACTAGAGGATTTGTTGGGTCATCGGCAACAACTCATACAGATTCTACTCCAGTAAGAATTTATAAAGGATCTTATAATATTGTTGATAGTAATATTTTCTTTGCCGAATCTCCAAGAGGAAATCCACAAATAATTAGAGACTCTAGCAATTTGACTTTTGAAACTTCAGATTTTACCGGAAGAGTTTTCTTGAGAAATGATTATACATCAAATCAAGTATATGATGACATTTCAAGTCAATTTACGGGTATTGGTAGAACTTTTACATTAACTGTCGGTGGTGCAAATACTGTAGGACTAGGAACCACCGGAGGAAATGGAATTTTGTTTATAAATGGTGTTTTCCAAACTCCAACAACTCTCAATAATCCAGAAAATAATTTTAGTATTATTGAAAATACTGTTTCGGGAATATCGAGCGTAGTATTTTCCGGAATTACATCCGCAGGTACTGGAACAATTATTACGTCAGAGTTTGATGTAAATCAAAATCAAACCCCTAGGGGAGGAATAATCATTTCGTTGGGTTCTTCTACTGGTCTTGGATATGCACCTCTTGTAGGAGCAGCAGTAACTGCCGTAGTTGGTGCTGGGGGCAGTATAGTATCTGTTGGACTGGGAACTACTGATAATCTTGGTTCTGGATATAATGGTATTGTTTCAATAGGAGTTTCAGTATATCAAAGTGGTCATATTGGAGATACTGCAATCATAACTGCATCAGTTGGAGCAGGAGGAACACTTTCCTTTACTGTTGGTGCAGGCGGAACTGGATACACAAATCCTAAAGTATTCGTATCAGAACCATCTTATGAAAATTTAAGCGTAACCGGCGTATCCAGATTAGGAGTTGGAACAACAACATCTACTGGAATAGGTCTTTTACTCAACGTTGAAGTTGGTGCAAGTTCTACAACTGGAATAGGATCAACATATTTTGAAGTTTCTAGATTTAGTATTTCTAGACAAGGTTACTCATTCAGAAGAGGAGATGTATTTAAACCAGTTGGATTAGTGACTGCTAAAGGATTGGCATCTCCATTATCAGAGTTCCAGTTGACAGTAGTTGATACATTTTCAGATTCCTTTGCCGCTTGGCAGTTTGGGGAGTTTGATTATATAGATTCGATAAAAAATTATCAGGATGGAGTAAGAACAAGATTCCCATTATTCTATAATAATGAATTATTAAGTTTTGAATCTCTGGAAGGTTCTCAGGTAAATCTTGCAAATGCACTACTAATTGTTATAAATGGAGTAATTCAGGATCCTGGAGTTGCATATGAATTTGAAGGTGGAACTAGTTTTGTATTTACAACTGCTCCAAGACCAGAGGATAATGTTGCAATTTTCTTCTATAAAGGAACCGATGGTGATGATGTTATTGTGAATGATACAATCAATGAAACTCTAAAAAGAGGTGATACCGTACAGGTTCTTAAGAATAATTCAATTCCTGAAACAATTACACAGGATAAGAGAACAATATTTGATTTATCATCCTCCGATAAGTTTGAAACTAATTTATATTCAAACCAAGGAGTTGATTCTGAAAACTATAAACCATTAAGCTGGATTAAACAAAAAGTTGATAGGAAAATTAATGGAGAAGATGTTTATAAAACTAGAGATTCTATTGAGTCTTTAGTTTATCCAACCGCCAAAATTATCAAAGATTTTTCAACGACATCTGATGAAATATTTGTAGATAATGCAGAATTCTTTGAGTATGATTTGGAAGGATCCGAAAAATTTGATGCTTTAGTTATTAGTGGATCTCCAGATGCGGTATCAGCGCGAATAACAGCAGTTGTCTCTGCTGCAGGAACAATTCAATCATTGGTTATTAATAGTTCTGGAAGTGGATACACTGGAGCATCAGTTGCGGTAAAAATTTCTTCACCTCCAAAAATAATAGAAATAAATGATGAAGGTGCAATAGTATCGGTAGGATCCACCGCAACCGCAACAATTGCAGTTGGTGTCGCAGGAACATTAACAACACCAATAACAATTACTAATCCTGGTTTTGGTTATACAACTCTAAATCCACCAAAAGTTATTGTGCCACTCCCGGATCCAATATATGAAAACTTATCAGAAATATCCATAGTAAACGGATTCTCTGGAATTATTACAGGAATTACAACCACAACAGGTAGTGGTGGAAATCCACTGGCACTTAGATTCCATTTAAATGCACCATCATTTACAGATCTATCAATTGGATATCCTATTTACATCTTTGATACAAGAGTTGGAAGGGGAGTGACTTCTATTGATACATCAAATTCTGCAGTGGTTGGAATTGGAACAACTTTTATAGATAATATTTACTACATTCATCAGTTCTCCTCTAGTGGTGCTGTTGGAATTATTACTTGTAACATATTATCAACTACATCCACGATTGGACTCTCTTCTTCTGGAAATGTATCGAACCCAATAGGCAAATTCTCTTGGGGTAGAATGTCTGGATTTAGTAGATCAAGTTCTCCAATTTCAATAGGAGTAACCGGAAATACTGTGGATGTTGGATTATCAACTTTTGCGACGATCCAAAGAAGAGGAGTTGGTATTAGACAGACGGGAGCACTTCCAAAACTTTTATAAATACTTAAAAAAAATATTAATATGGCGGCAATAGTAACGGATCAATTTAGAATATTAAATGCAAGTAATTTTATAGATTCTGTAACTGGTGGTAACGATTCTTACTATGTTTTTTTGGGTTTGGACAATCCAGTACAAGATGCATTTGGAAGAACTACTGATTGGAATACTAATATCCCAAGCCCAACAGATAATTTGGAATATTTAAGTCATTACAGAGACACATCTTTATTTGGTAAAAAAATTACATCTAGCAATATTAGAAGACTTATAAGAAAAGTTACTTGGACTTCCAATACATCCTATGAGATGTATAGGCACGATTATAGTATTCAGAATCCAACACCAAATTCAAACTCAAGTAGATTATACGATTCAAATTATTATGTAATTAATAGTGATTTTAGAGTTTACATTTGTATAGATAACGGTTCTTCTGGTGCAAATTTAAAAGGTGGCAAATCCCAAGATGAACCCACATTCACAGATTTAGAACCTTCTGCGGCAGGAACAAGTGGAGATGGATATATTTGGAAATATCTATTTTCAGTTTCTCCCAGTGATATTATAAAGTTTGATTCAACAGAATATGTTGTAGTTCCTAACGATTGGGCAACATCAACAGATTCTCAAATTGTAAGTGTAAGAGAAAATGGAGATTCTGGATCTACAAATCCAAATCAAATTAAGAAAGTATATATTGCATCTGGTGGTCTTGGATATAGTTCTGGTGTTGTTGATATTCTTGGCGATGGATCTGGAGGTAGAGTTTCTATAACAGCAGTTGATGGAAAAATTACCGAAACTCAAGTAACTGCAGGTGGTTATGGATATACTTGGGGAATCGTTGACTTGGGAAGACTTCGTGGAGAAAATATACCAGAAGGGAATGCTGCTAAACTAATACCAATCATTCCACCATCAAAAGGGCACGGTTATGACATTTATACCGAATTGGGGACTGATAAAGTATTGATTTATGCAAGATTTGATGATTCAACAAAAGATTTTCCAACGGACACTAAATTTGCTCAAGTTGGAATTATAAAGAATCCAACTACTTTTTCTTCAGATACTGTTATTTTTACAGAAAATCAATATTCATCTTTAGGAGCAATTAAATTAGATCCTGAGTTTGATGACAATCCTGGTATCGGAGAAGAAATTACCCAAACTGTGACTAATGGAACTGCAAGAGGTTATATTGCATCATATGATAGTGAAACTAAAGTCTTAAAATATTTTCAAGATAGATCTTTATATTTTGGAAATAGTTTAGATCAAACTGATCGTACAGATCACTCTAGAGTTTATAATTTCGAATCTACTGGAGGATCAATTATTTCAACTGGAGCATTTCCATTTACAGTATCTATTGCTAGTACTTTCGGGACTCCCACCCCAACAAATAAAGATAATGTTGGAGGTAAAGTTATAGACTTGGGAGTAACTTTTACAGCAGGTCTTGCAAATCCTGAGATAAATAAAAAGACAGGAGATATAATTTATATTGATAATAGACCCCTGGTAACAAGAGACATTAGGCAAAAAGAAGACATTAAAATTATCCTGGAATTCTAACTAAAAATGGCACAAAAAACAGATTTAAACATCAGTCCATATTATGATGACTTTGATTCTGAAAAGAATTTTTACAAAGTCTTGTTTAAACCAGGATATCCGGTACAGGCAAGAGAATTAACAACTCTTCAATCCATTTTACAGGATCAGGTAAAATCTTTCGGAAGTCATATATTTAAAGAAGGATCAGTTGTTATTCCTGGTAATATTGCCTATGATGGAAATTTTAATTCTGTAAAACTGAATCCAACTAATTTTGGTGTTGATATTTCTCTTTACATTAATAATTTTATTGGTAAAAAAATAACAGGGCAAATATCAGGAACAACAGCAATAATTCAATTTGTTTCTCTTCCCGATGGAGGAAATGTAGAAGATTTAACAATATATGTAAAATATTTGGATTCTGATAATAATTTTCAGTTTAATCCGTTTGAAGATGGGGAATCATTAATTGCAGAAGAAAATATAACTTATGGTAATACTACCATTAATGCAGGAACTCCATTTGCATCATTAATAGCACTGAATGCAACATCCGTAGGTTCTTCTGCATCTATTGGTGATGGAGTTTATTTCATTAGAGGTTATTTTGTTAATGTATCCAAACAAACCATAATTTTAGATAATTATACAAATACACCTTCATATAGAGTTGGATTAAAAATTGACGAATTAATTCTCAGTGCTGGGGACGACAGTTCATTATATGATCCATCTAAGGGATTTACAAACTATGCAGCACCTGGAGCAGACAGATTTAAGATTAATTTAACGCTAACGAAAAAATTAATATCGGACCTTAATGATACTGATTTTGTTGAACTTTTGAGAGTTGAAAATGGAAAAATTAAAATAATTGAACAAAAAAGTCAATATAATATAATTAAAGATTATATGGCAGAAAGAACTTATGATGAATCTGGTGATTATACAGTTGAACCTTTTAATTTATCGGTAAACAATTCTTTAAATGATAGATTGGGTAATAATGGTTTATTTTTCAATACTGAAACCACAGAACAAAAAAACACACCATCAGAAGACTTGATGTGTTTGAAAATATCTCCAGGAAAGGCTTATGTTCGGGGATATGATATAGAAAAAATTTCAACAACAATTATTGATGTTCCTAAACCAAGAGATACGGCAAGAGTAGATAATATAAGTGTTCCCTTTGAAATGGGAAATATTATAAAAGTTAATACAGTATCTGGAACTCCAAAACAAAAACTTACAATAGATTTATTGGATCAATTTGTGGGATCTGGAACCACTATCGGAAACGCAAGAGTATATAATTTTAGTTTGACCGATGCCTCTTATACCAATAATGCTACTAATTGGAATTTATATCTTTATGACATTCAGACTTACACAACTGTCGGTTTAAATACTTCAGTAACAAGTGCAGAATTACCTGCAACATCGTTCGTAAAGGGAAAAAGTAGCGGTGCCAGTGGTTTTGCAGTTTCTGCTGGTGGAGCATCATCTACTATTAACTTAAGACAAACTTCCGGAACATTTTCAGTTGGAGAGCAGTTAATTATAAATGGGATTGATTTTCCAAGAACTATTAGAACAGTAACTGCATATTCCACAGAAGACATTAAATCAGTAAAACAAAGTGCTTCTTCTGGATTTTCACAATTTACTGCAAATTGTTTTCTTGAAAGATTTAGATTACCAAATGGAATCACCCAGGGAACCATTAGTGGTGGAAATACCTTAGTAAGCCCAGGAAAATTCTTCACTGGTGTAAAAGTAGGATCAATTATTAGATATCAAACTACAACTGGAGATGAATCGTTTAATCGTGTAACTGCAGTTCCTTCTTCTGGCACATCACTAACAATTGCTGGTATCACCACAGTTTCTGGAGTATTTGACGGTGCCGTTGCAAATGGAACTTACAGTAACATAACTATTGGTGCTCCAGTCATAAGAAATGAGAATTCTGGATTCCTATATGCACAACTACCAGATCCTAATGTTTCTTCAGTAAATCTTTCAGATTCATTATTAACAATTTCAGAACAAATAACCGGACAAGGCACAAATAGTAGTGGAGTACTACAATTCAATACTTCAGCAATTAGTGGAATTTCTAGTGCATTTTTTGAGTCATTTGATCAGGAAAGATATTCGGTACACTATAGTGGAGGTGGTATTGGTACAATAACCTCAGATCAGTTTGTTTTAAGTGGAAATACCGTAACTATTAGTGGATTATCTCCTTCAGAGACAGATGTTGTTGTAAATACTACACTAGTTAAAAATGGAATACAAAGCAAAGTAAAAACATATAATAAAAGTAATACCTTAACCATAGCAAGATCAAAGTATCCTCAATCAGGAACTGGTATTAGTTCTTCAATTGGAGACGGTCTTACATATAATCAATTTTATGGATTAAGAGTTCAAGATGAAGAGATATCACTAAATTATCCAGATGTGGTAAAAATTATTTCAGTTTATGAGTCATTTGATTCTTCTGCACCCACTTTAGATCAAATACAATTCGGTGCCAGTGCTAATGTATCAACTAATGCTATTATTGGCGAAAATATCATAGGAAGTGATAGTAAAGCTATAGCAAGAGTTGTTTCAAGTCCATCTTCCAATATTCTTGGTGTAGTATATTTAAATTCAGAAAGATTTACAAATTCTGAAACGGTTACATTTGAAGAATCAAATATAACTACAGAAATTGAATCTATAATTCCAGGAAAGTATAAGGACATTACAAATTCATATAGACTTGACAAGGGACAAAAAGATCAATATTACGATTATTCTAAAATTGTTAGAAATAAAAATACCCCAGAACCATCAAAACAACTTTTAGTTGTATTCGACTATTATTCGATTCCCTCCAATGATAGTGGAGATGTATTTACGGTATTAAGTTATGATAAAGATAGATTTACACACGATATCCCTTTTATTGGACCAAGATCAGTAAGATCCTCGGATACTTTAGATTTCAGACCAAGAGTTCCAATTTTTACCTCAGATAGTTCTTCACCATTTGATTTCTCATCAAGAACTTTAGAACCCACGCGCATTTTATCGCCAAATGAAAGTTCATTACTTGGTTATGATTATTACTTAGCAAGAATTGATAAACTATATCTCGATAAGAATAAAAACTTTATTCTAGAAAAAGGAATATCTTCCAACACTCCTAAGGCACCAGATAAAAATGATGCCGTAATGGAAATTGCAACCATAAAACTACCACCATATCTTTACGATCCAGCAAATGCCGTAGTGACTTTGATGGATAATAGAAGATATACTATGAGAGATATTGGTCTAATTGAAGATAGAGTGGAAAACTTAGAGAGAGTTACTTCATTGTCTTTACTTGAAGTAAATACTCAGACTTTACAGATTCAAGATGCTGATGGTAACAATAGATTTAAGAGTGGATTTTTTGTAGATGATTTTAAAAATTATTCGTTTATTAACAGAGGATTATCCTCCATTAGAGTTAATACATCTACAAATGAAATAACACCAGTTACTAGTAGAAATTCACTTAAATCACAGATTGCACCTGAGTCTGCAACTACTGATGAAAATTTAGATTTTTCGGAAAATTTTAAGTTACTAGATCCAAATGTCGTAAAAACAGGAAAAGCAGTAACTTTAAAGTACGACTCTATTGGGTGGATAGAACAGGCATTTGCAACGACAGTAGAAAATGTAAATCCATTTAATGTGATTGTTTATAGTGGAGATATTAAATTAAGTCCTGAAATTGACAATTGGGTTAGAACAGTTCAACTTCCTGATAAAAATATCAGTGTAACATTAAATTCCAGTAGAACTCTTACCAACAATTTAACTAGTAATGTTTC